CCCCGGTAAATACAGACGTTCCGACACCGACCTCAAGAGTAGCGTCAGCCTGAATAGTCGAGAAGAAAAACATTCCTTCCCTGCATTTCTGTGTAGTGGCTACTCCTGTCGCATTATCTACCCCGGCGACGGCTGTTGCGCTCGATATGGCAACAGTCCCACCGCCCGTTGAATTACTCGCCTCTACCGCATAGACGGTAAATTGAGCAATATCATCACCGCCAAGGTTGCCGGAGGATGGTTGCTTTACAAGGCCGGATATAAGGAAGTCAACCCTGCGGTATCCTTCCATCGGATAATATGGTGTAGCAACGGCAACAGTCGAACCGGTTGAAAAGAAAGTATGCCATTTATATTTTTCTTGAAATTCCATAGCTACCTCCTTTTATGTAGTACAGCTGACTTTTACACCTGGGGTTGCAGGCCCAGCAGTCGGCCATGAAATAAGGTCCGCTACAACGATCGATGTGTCCAGACCTGTTAATGCCGTACACGCTACACCGATATATTTCGGAGTATTAGTAGAGAGTTTAGCACCCTTGACATCGATAACGCCCTGCAGGTCAGTGACAAATATCTGCGGACCGCCAGAAGTCGCTACCGCTGTTATCCCCGTACCCTGGTCATCATCTGCCGTTACCAACATAAGGTTAGCGGATGAGTAAGTGTGTATAGCGGTATAATGAGGCAACTTCTCAATTCTAGTCGCTCCGGTACAACCTCCGTTAATAGCTTCAGCCAGGGCAACAGCCCCATTTTTAGCTGTAGCCCCTGCCGTGCTGATATGATAGGTCAAACCGTTCAGAGTCAAATTGACAGCAGTGGTCTGATTTGATGCAACCTTGCAGACAAGCTGGACTGCGCCCCTGAGAGTCAAGGCTGTTACCGCCCCTAGAGTCATTGTTGCTCCAGTGATAACACTCCCGGCTGCAGTTGCGGCGGTCGCCTCTATTACTGAAAAGTCCCAGTTAGCGGCTGCAGTAGCCGTAATCTCGGTCGCCCCGGCAGTACCACCGTGCACGAAGCATCTTACCGAGAAATCCCCTTGACCATTGTATCTGGTTTTCCCGCATAATGATGTACTGCCTGCAGCTGCTTTTGTCCCAGACTGACCAAGGAGAGGCACGATTCTTATTTTTTCGCTTGGATAACTCATAGTCTTATCTCCTTGTTTATATTCTTAATTTAATATCACGAAAGGCGATACTGTATTGCTGGTCGATCCTTCAAGACCCAAGGCTTCTGTCAACCAAGGGTGCGCGTCCACATTCCAGACAATCTTGAAAACAGATTTGTTGCTTGTGAAATACACGTGCTCTGAAGATGCAGCAAATGGCCCTGAACCGTCTTTGATCAGATAATAACTCAAGTTTACTAAGTTCAAGTCACCCTTTGTGCCTAATGCAGGCAGACGGTCCGAGAAAATAACCGGTATCCCCAGCAAAGTTGACGGGAGTGGACCTGCACCGCCACTTTGCGGCCCCATCGTGCTCAGCCATACCGAGTTAGAGCCTGCATCGACCAGTGCCGCTAATTGCGGGATAATCGTCTGAGAAGCTATCCAGACATAAGATCCGCCTCGCATAAGCATCCTTGCAAGCATCCCGTAACAATCAGCGAAGGAAATTGCACTAGCGCCAGCCCTGGTATAGCTGATAGCCGCTGCACAGTTAATGAAGCCCAATGCCTTGTTAACACCGTTGCCTCGCATAAAGTCGTAATCTTCCTGACCTACTACAGCAGCTGAAAGTTGACGGGTAACGAAAGAACCCGCAGCCTCCCAGTTATTGAGAAGTTTGTTTGTTACTACGATATAAGCCGAAATTTCCTTTGGCTTTAAGCTAACTTCTCTTAACTTGGCCGTAGTTTCAGTCATAGTCACACCTTCGCCAGTATGCACAACCGTCACCCCGCCATAAATATTTTCTGCCGATGTCTGGTCAAGTGCTGGAAAGGTCAAGGTTGCATCAGGAGGAGAACCAGCAGGGATAACGGCCGCCCGTGGCCTGACGATTGCGTCCTGAGCCTGTATTTGCCGAATTGTACTGTCAAATTGCTCTGGAAGGGCATAGCCACCAGTTGCACCGGTCCCCATTGTCTGCTCACGTTTCTCGCGATAAATTTCAAGGCGCGGGTCCCAAATATTATCTCGTTTTGCCCTGGCAATTGCCCAGAAGAACTCCCCTACATTGCGGAATTCTTTTTCTGGGTCAATGTCTTCATTGGCTTCTTTAGATGTAGCCGTGCGCTCGGCCTCAAGCTCTTTTTCTGCCAGCTTCCGGCGTCTTTCTACGTCAGCCTCTTCATCAAGGACATCCTGGTCGATTTGATCGGCCTCTTCCTCAATTCGCCTGTACTCAGCCGCTTCTTCTTCAGTAAATTTACGTTCCTCTTTGTCGATAAGGTCCAACATGGCTCGAAGCTGCTTTATAAGAGCGTCTTTCTTTCTCTTAAGTTCAATAATTTTCTCGTTCATTTTTATACTCCTTTTGCTAGCAATAATTTTCTCATTTTATTGCTAATCATTTGCCCTATAGAAACTTTTAAGGGTTCGTTTTCTTCTTGTTGTTGGTCAATATCTTTTCTCCATGCTTCATGTGAGCGTATAGCTATGTCAGTCCCCTCATAAGCAGGAAAGGTAACAGGTGAAACATCAAAAAGCCTTGCTTTCTTTATCTTACGCAAATCAAGTTTCTTGCCTTCTCCGTTTATCCACTCCTCTTCAAGCACCTGGAAAGCAAAAGACATCTGGTTTATATCTCCGCGCTCAATTGATATTGCGAGATCGCGTGCATATTGTGTATCCGGTGGATCAATAATTACTCTAAGCCCCTGCTCATCCTCAGAAAGTTTTAGTGTCTTGGCCTTATTGCGTCCGAGGACATAGTTTTCATCATGATTAAAGAGTGCCCGGATATCATCTTTTCGGATCGAAGATTTAAAGGCCCCTGGTTCAACTTGCTCTAAAAACCAACCGCCAATATCAGTAGGTTCGCCGAATACAGCAGCATGGCCCTCCATTTTGCGGGTTTCTTCTTCTCCAGAGTTAATGCTAAACTCAAAAGATCTGACCTCTTTCTCAGACAAAGCACTTTTCTTGTTCCACTGTGACAAACAAACAGCATATCGCTGATCCTCGTCCGGATATTCCTCATTCATAAGATTGTTGCCCATGCAACGCTCTATGAAATCATCTTTTGACTCATTCTTCTTCGGTTTCGGTAATGGCATTTTTATTGTCTCCTGGCTGAGGTCTTTCTTCCCCCGCCTCTATAAAATTCAACGGCTGTATAAAAATCTTCCCTTTATCATTAGGAAGTGGCGGCATATCTTCAAGCTCTCTGATATCATCAGCACAAAGCCAACCGCCTTCACGCCCTATCCTGAACCCTTCCATCCGTGTTTTGAAATCACCCTCAAGCATCCCCTTGAGATTAAGTTTCGTAAATAGTCCGCTGTCTCGCTCATCTTGAGTTAATAGCCGTCTATTAGCTGATTGCTCTATTCGCCTAGTAATTAGCCATATTGTGAGCTTTGCAAAGCTGAGCATGAATTGTTCAACGCTGGCGTAAGTGGCTACCTTCTCCGGTTCCTGAAGTAAGACAAGAGGCACGCCAAACCATCTTGCAATATCACGGACAGATGCTCCGCTTAGCTCTATGAATTGCGCATCCTTATTTGATACTCCAACACTCTGCCACTTCATCCCCTCTTCTAAAATAAGTGTTTCATGCCGCCTTGAAGCCGCATATTCATGCAATGACTCCTTGAGATTTGACTTTGCTTGAGTCGTCAGCGCACCGGGATGCTCAAGTATGTTCCCCGGGATTGCCCGTCTGCCAAAAAATTCTGCCTGGAAATCTCCGAGTGCCTTCGCGGTCCCCATTGACTCACGCGCATAACTTATTGTTGACAAGCCGGTTAGGCCATCATTCGAAAAGCCCTTAACGTGCCAGATATCATCAGACATATAAACACCGCCTCTATTGCCGAGCGGGTCTTCCTCTATCCCAGGCTGATAATCGTACCAAACCTGACCATTTATTCTTTTAACAGTCATATAAGCTGGATTGAGTGGATAGATAGCAATTATGTCAGCGTTGCCCTTACGCTCAATCCGATTATACCAGTTGCCCCTGAGTTTAAGATGGCCTATCCCCATCTCGCGGGCCTCATAGCTTGATTGTTCTCTATTAAAGTTATCGTGCAAGATAGAATAAAGAGAGTGATCTGTTACCGGTTCATTGCCACCGCCTGGAAGCTTGCGGTTAACAGTCATCGGGAGAGAAGCTATTGTCTGGGAAAGGATTGTTACGCAGGCATAAACTGTGGAAATTTTAAGAGCTGTATCGGCTGTAATGAAAACGCCTGACTTAGTGCCATAGCCTGCCTTCTCTAAGGCTGTACCTATCCACATGTTCGGGTCATTAACCCCACCGGATCGGGTCTCAAGAGAAGAAATTAAACCCATCTGGTAAGTCCTTTAAGAAGAACTATGATACCAATAGTGATTAGGGCGATACTTACATTAAATTCCAACCAAATACCCCCAAAAAGGCAGAGAAAGCCAAAAAGACAAAAAATGTCTCTGGCATCAAAGGGCTTCGCGATAGCCCTGAAAAAAGATTTAATTTTGGTCATTGAGAAATTTTAAAGAAGAAAAACAGAAAAAGTCAAGGGGAGATAGAAAATATAGAAAATATAGAAAATCTAGAATGAGGGATTTATATATCGAACAGTTTTTTTATACTTTTTTGCTATCTCAATTTCAGCAGCACGCCCTTTTTTATTGCCCACTCAACTAATGCTTTCTGAAAATCGAAAAGAAAATCAGGCATCCATAAAGGTTCAAATCCATATTCATTTTTAAGCTGAGATTTTTGTTTTAAAAAATCATTATAATTCAAATGTTATATCTCCACCCTTGTATGTATTAACGATCCCACGATCCTTTTCTCAATATAAATAGTTCCTACCACTCTATAACAGGGGATCTTCTTATCCTGGCACCAACTATAAATCGTCTTAGGCGACACTCCGAGCAAATAGGCAACCTCTTTTACGGTTAGGCCGTCAACAGGATTCAATATCGTACTATTTTGTAAACACGACGTTTCTGACATTTATCCCCTCTCTCTCCCTCCTCTCGGTTGAATGTGGCCGCATTTGATTAAAGCGGTTATTGACAGTAAACCCCGCATCTAAAAAGGCTAACGTAATTTGTGATACTTTACCTGGGTCTGTTTGGTCAATTTCTATAAGGACGGATTTCAAAGCAGGATTTTTGATAGTCTCGGACATACCCTTGACTACATTCAGCTCCTGACCATCAATATCAATTTTGATATACTGTGGCCGTCTA